TACGCAATATCTAATAACGGTGGTTTACTTGTCATCGTGTCTGTTTTTCCTGCATAAACAGTCACTAAAGGTATTTCTCCAAGTGAAAAATCACCTGATTCGACTAATTCATACTCTTGTTCACCAGAAGGAGAGTCAAAATTACCTGCAAACGCATCATCTTCCGTGTACATATCTTTTGTTGTCTCTTTTCTGCGATAAATCTTGTATTCTCCTGGCTCAATCACCCTAATTTGATCATAAACCTTCTCACCAAACTCCCCTGTAGGAACAACAGCCTGTTCTGCAATTCTTACTTGTATTAATTTCCCATAATTTACTTCTCTATCTAATCTCCAACCACAAATTTTAGATGGATCAATCTCAATCCAATAAGGTCTACGGTTTTGATTACGTTCTTCTGCAAGACTTATTGCTCCTGTTGGAGCAGGGAAATCAACAAGGGTATTGCTATGCCCATATGTCAAAGCACAAATAAGATTTCTTCTCGCATATTCATCTAAATCTGATCCACAACCATCAACATCCTTAACAAAAACATCAGTCCAATATGGATCACCAATAACAGTAATTGGTTTTCTTAAAATTAATCCTGTCGCAGCTCTTATTAACCTTTGCGTATAAGGAGAAAAAACAGAACGGTTAACTCTTGATAAATATGCGTCATAGTCTTCTCTTGGCTCTAATGGTAAAAACGCTTCCGAATTTTCTCGTAAATATTCCGTTCCATAAGTAACAGCTTTCATTATTTCCCACCCTTTTGTCATATCTAAAACAGCCCGTGTCTTAGAAAATGGATTATCACCCCCACCTAGATAGGTTTGACTAACAACATTTGTACGAAGTGCCCCAGGCATCGAGTATGTCATCTAACTTTTTAAACACTTAACATTGCTAACAGTCTAAATGACTCAATAGATCCTGTAACCTGTCTGTCCAAGGGTTTCAGGTTTGGCTAAATTAAATTGTTGTAAACATAAGTACCCGAAAGCATCAAAAGCATGATCAACACCAAGATTTTTATTCGGTAAACCTGTATTGGGAGCATAAGTTAACGTCCTTAACGATTTAATTAATTCCTTACAACGAGGATGAATAAATGTCCTCCTAACACTATTCGCATCATATAAAGCAGTATTAACAGCAGTAATCTTATCTCTAATCTTCCAAGGTGCTCTAGGACTTGAAACATTAAATCCACTCCTTCTCAAAATACTGTGATCTGTAGCCCCTACGCCTGAAGTTTTTCTGGCACCACCCGTAGGGTCAGGACAAGCAACAATTCTTCTGTCTACTCCATATCTTCTCGTCACTTCTTCCGCAAAATCCCATGTCGTAGCTCCTCCTGTCATAATTATTTCATCAAAGACATATAGCGTATCGTCTTTCTTAACAGCACAAATACCAGACATCGGATCTACGTTAAAGTCAACACCCAGCAACAGAGGCATCACATTTATATCCTCCGCAACTGTCGAAATATTCTCATCTCCAAAACTAATCGCCACCAATCCACTTAAATTCTCAAAACTTGCTTCAAATTCTTGTCGAAACGTCCTCCCATCTAATTGTGCTCTAGCCGCCTCAACTTCATCTTCTGGTACATTACCCCCCTCAATTGTCGTATAACACCACCTCTTCCACTCATCAGTAGGATCTTCCTTGCAATAACACCATAAATCATAAAACCAACTAGCCGTCCCATCAGGCGTACTAATAAATAACGCCCATCCCTGTTTATCAGCCAAAGCAGGTCTAATAACTTCAAACCATACCTCTGCATCCATAAATGCAGCCTCATCCAATACAACTCCCGACAAACTCCTTCCCCTCAATGCCATCGCATTCTCAGTCCCCTTTAACTCAATAGTCGACCCATTAATTAATTCCAACCTTAAATCAGTCTCATTCTTACTTTCAATCCATACCTTCGGCACCAATTTCTTCAACGCCTTCCACGCAATGTCCTTCGCCATCCGATATGTAGGAGCACAATAAAAAAATGTCTCCCCTGGCCGATCAATTGCCCCCTTCAATAACTCAATACAACTTAAATAACTCTTCCCAAACCTCCTCCCAGCAACTAACACTCTAAACCTTCTCCTATCGTTAAACACCTGCCCCTGTGCCCACCTTAAATTAATATCTAACCCCGATTGTGCGGTTTTAACTGTCATAACCTATTATCCTATACATAGTCATTAGATTCGTAATCGTGGCAAAGCCTAAAGACCCTGACCAGATAATACTTAAAAGACAACAACAACTCTATCGCAGACAAACTGAAGGTCTTCCTGCTAGAGCACTTGTCGTAGATCATGCCAAAATATACGGCATCTCTGAACGCTCCGCTTGGGATGATTGGAAACAAGTAAAACTTTGGAACGATGAAGATTGGTCTAAAGATAGAGAAAATATGATCTCTCGCATTCAAACAATGCGTCTTCGTGCCATTGACAAGGCAATGAAAAAAGGTCAACTCCAAACAGTTCAAACTCTCCTCGCAGACTTAGGCAAAGTTGTAGGCGAAGCTGAAGAAGTCATCAACATTAAAGCCCCTGAACTCTCCATTAGAGTCGAAAATAAAAAATCTTAGTTTCGAGAATATATTTAGGTTCCCCCACCTAGGATAAAAATTTCTAGATTTTCGTACCTTACCCCTACCTTTTTTGTGAGCAAGCTTGCCGCCTCTTAGGTCGGTAGAAATTTCCTAGCGTGTAAATATAACCTTCAGCATTTAGCAGCCTTACAGCCTCGCAGCCTCACAATTTGGGAGAATACGAAAGAGATTTAAGAAAAATTACTTTTACCGAGAACTGAAACTGAATATGCGAAAAAAGATCCCTAAAATAAAATTATTAACTTTTACTACAAATAAATCTATTAATCTAATAGCTTAATCAAAACCGACTAAAATTAAAAATGAGAAAGAAATTTTTCTTTCTAAACAAACAAAAACCACTTTTTAAAAATGGCTACGTTTAAAGAGATAAATCCAAATACTCAAAAAATTTGGACTAGAGATCAACTTTTTCTTGCTTATACAGAAGAGAAAAAGATCAATCAGCAAAGAGAAAATAGGATTCTAACTATTGACGATTATGGAAACGATTTTATTAGTCGTTGCCAAATTCACTCAAAAGAATTCAATCTAGCAATTCAAGATTTAAAAAACCTTTTCAGAGTTACTAAAAAACTTTTTGCTTAAACCTTGTAAGGTTAGATTAATTTCTAACCTTATACCAAACAAACCAACAACAAAACCAATGCAAGATTTATTAATCAAAAATGCTCTTAATGCTATTGCAAAGAGTAGAAGAGAATTAACAGAGTATCTATTGGTTGAGAGTAATAAAAAAGCATATATTGATGCTGCTTTATATTACGGATACCGATTAGAAGAAGTTAATTATCCAATAGATAGAGTTTAAATACTCTATCTATTTTTTTTTCAATTATCTTTTTTAAAATGATTTTAACTTATTCAAATAAGACCATTGAAGATCTTAAAAGTTATGTGAGAAAAACTGCTAGGAGATCAGCGGGCAGTATTTGCCATTATGACACATTAAAGATGAGAAAGAATAGAAATAAATTAAAAAAAGAATTTAAAACTTTATGGAAAAAATAACGCAAAAATGACAGTAATTGAATTATGAATAAACCAACAATGAAAATTATTAACTTCAATGGAGAAGTTGACGAATTTATTATTGAAGATCCAAAAACAGCCTATGAAAGAACTTGTTCTTTTTTAGATCAAGGACTCAAAAACAAAAACAAACCAAAAACAAACCATGTACAAAACAAAACTAATCGAAGGGACAAGCAACCGTAAGCTAACTAATTTAAAATATGATCCATATTTTAGTAGTAGTTATACAACTTTTGAAAGTTGTAGTGATGCTTGCCCACTATGGAAAAAATGTTATGGAAAAAAAGGTTTTAC